GACGGGGCCAATTGGAACCTGGCCAACAAGAAAGATGAAATAGATAGGTTGTATGAAGAAAAGGAAATGATGCTGGAAGAATGGCTGGAATCCAATCCCGAAAAGGAACTCAAGGAAAAGTTTATGAAGTATTTAAACAACAAAGAAAGCGATGAATGTCTCAACCGTATCAAGGATGAAATCAAGCTCATGTTGTATAATAACCAAAAAATGATAGAATTGAAGAATGCAGTCTGTTGAATCAGGTTTTGCTATTTGTTTTTTTACGCGAAGAGCTGCGTCTTGATTCCGCCCTACGTGATGCACTGCGACTGGATTCTGTCCTACGTGACGCACTGCGACTTCTTGATTCGGTACGAGGAAACATGGATTCTACATGCTTTACAAAATCGGTCAAGAGAACTTGTTTTTCAGGCCCTTGTAATTGTACCGTATTCTCGCCCGTTCTTCTTACTGCTTCTACGGGTGAATAACCAAAACGACTATAGATATTTTTGGTGATATGGGTAGAGTGGTCGCTATCGTCGTCTAAAACACTGTATTTTATTTTGGAGTTTTTACTTTTCATCTTTAAAACCCCATAAGCGAGCATCAACGAACCCAGTCCTTTTTGATGAGAGGTTAACCAACGTACATTGATGGCTTCCACGGTCGTAGTTTCGGAAGGTTCAAACCAGTGATTGCTGGTGGTATATTCTGCAACTGTTGCTTCCGAAAACGTTAACTGTATTTGTGCTTTTTCTTCCCCATTTATCTTATCTACAATACGATATTGCCAAATCTGTAGACTTGGGTCATAATGGTCTTTGATATCGTAGAGTTCCAGAATGCGTTCTTCCACCGTTTTCAAGGCCATATACTATACAACCATTTTATATTATAAATTATTTTTTGTCATTAGGGTATAATGACAAGAAAGAGGACCAAGACTAACAAAATAACTAAAAAAAGGACTAAAAAGAGAACATGGAGCATAAGCTATAAAAAAAGGATTGATTGTCATCATCCAAAAGGATTTTCTCAAAAACAACATTGTAAATACGGTCGTCGTACAGGTGAAGTATAGGCATTTCTCTATTCATGGAGTAAATATATAATTACACTATATGAGTGCGCATATGTTATGGATTGACTCGGCTGTCAAAGATTATCTTGTTTTTGTAGAATCCGTCAATTCCAATACACAACCTTTGGTGTATTCTACGACTAATTCAACGGTGGATATTGAAAATGTGTTGCATGAATTTACAACCATAGATAGAATAGGCATCGTATTTAGTCACACGGATACTTTTTTAAATGAACCTTTTTATTCAGAAACCAATACCACTTTTTTCATAGACACCATCAGAAAGTACCAAGTAAAACATATTGATTTTTTAGCATGTGATACATTGAGAAACCCAGTATGGAAAGATTTTTATCAAAAGTTACATGCAGAGACCGGAGCCATTGTAGGTGCGTCAGACAATCTAACCGGAAATATCAAATATGGAGGAGATTGGATATTAGAAAGTACAAGCGAAGATATAGAACGTATCTATTTTACAAATACGATTCAATACTATACCTATTTATTGGGAGTACATAGTGTTACTATGGTTTTAAGGTCCGATGGTATATGGGGTACAGGTAAAAATTCTATCGGTCAATTAGCTAATGGTACATACATAGATAGAAATACATTCCAAAATATATCTCCGTTCCAAAGTACATTATTTAAAAGTCGCACGGTAAAGTTAATTTCAGCGATTCAAGGTAATGTATTTGTTTTGATGACGGATAATACATTATGGTATTCAGGAGACCATTCTAATTTATTTTCACAAATGTCTTTTCCTGGCACGGGTACGATTATATCAATTACTAGTGAATCTACTCAAACCATCATTTTAACATCAGACAATGAACTTTGGGCGCGCGGCGATGGGACGTTTGGACAATTTGGTCAAGCATCTTATGAGTTCAGTAATCAATTTATTAAACTAGATGGCATCACGGGAACAATTAAAACAGTATCTTGTGGAAATGCACATACAGCGGTTTTAACCACTTCAAATATATTATGGGTGAGTGGAAATAATACATATGGTCAGTTAGGTTTAGGCGACACAGTAGACAGAAGTTTATTTACTCAAATAAACATAAGTTCAATTGTTGGAATCAACGGAAGAATTGCTGAATTTGTTTCTTGTGGATACGGAATAACTGTTTTATCCATGACGGATGGTACATTATGGGGATGTGGTTTGAAGTCATACATAGGTACAAATGTATATGGTGGAGGGAATCAACTCGTATTTAAAAGAGCAGATGAGATAACAAGTACTTATAACAATGGAACAAGAAGAGTCAAAATGTTATCTTCTAGTAACGCCCGCACATACGTCTTAATGACGGACGGAACAGTATGGAAAACAGGCAATCCTATCTTAAGTGACGAGTTGTTGTATACTTACTACAAGCAAGTAATCATGCCTACTACAATTACTTCTATAATATGCGGATATAGTCATGTTCTACTATTGGGTTCAAACAATGTTCTCTATGGATATGGTTCTAATCGCGATGGACAGTTAGGACAAGGAACAACGAATGAACTAAGTAGCTTTACAAATATTCTCACGGATGTATTGTTACTCCCAAACACTGAAAATGATTCATTACAAACTCTCTCTCAAAATGTGAGTTCAGTGATATGTTTTCCTGCAGGAACTCTTGTCACGTCGGACCAAGGAAAAATACCTATCCAACAATTGATACCCGGTCAACATACCCTAAGGGGTAAAACAATATTAGCCGTCACAGAAACCTATAACATGGAAAAGGAGATGGTGTGTATAGATAAGGATGCGTTACGAAAAAACTATCCTCATCTGCAAACCTTTATCAGTCCTCGTCATAAAATATATTACAAGGGTAAAATGAAGGCAGCCTATCGTTTCGTAGGTCATCAAAAGGGTGTTTCCTTTGTCCCTTATCAAGGAGAAAAACTCTACAATGTTTTATTGGAAGACTATGGAACCATGAATGTTCAGGGCCTGATTTGTGAGACATTGCATCCGGCAAATCCAGTCGCTCGCTATACACTTGAAAAAATAAAACATAAAAGGTTACAGTAACTGAGTGTGTTTACATGATTCATGTATCTTGCGACCAGATATGAATTTAGGGTCATCCTTACACTTGAAACAATATATATTGAAGGGTCACGGGAAAATCCAATTTATCTTCTTGAGGCTGCGGCTCAAATTCCCATACAAAAGGTATAATAGGCAAGTGTTCGCTTGGCTGATAACAAATATAACTATGGATATAATAAGGTGCTGCAATCGTAAACAATAGTGCACGACTAAGGTCAATTGCATCAACGACTGTATCTTTTTTGGTCATGCACCGTAAGAATGAAAAATATAGAATACATGCGACATAATAATCAAAGGTTCGGTCTTCTTGATAGAGAACTTTAAACCCTACCTGTTGAGCGTATTTTGTAAATCCATCACTACCATTCGGATAACAGCCGTCATTTCCAGAGCATAAAATATAGGTTTTGAATAGGTCGGAAAAGGAACGTTTATAGGGTTTATTCATGTGACAACAGGTGATAAAATACTTACCTCCTGGATTTAAAATCTGTTTTATAATGTTGCAATAATCTTTATATTTTTCTTTCGGTTCAGCCAATAAAAGCATATATTCAATATTTCCACACTGTAAAACCAAATCAAATTTCCCAATTTCTTCTGTGATATCCCATGCATCCAAACAATATGCTTCAAATCCGAGTTCTTTTGCTTTCTTTACATGTTCATTTGCAATACTTATCCCGACAGCATCTATACCATAGTGCTCACGAATATAAATTAAAAAGTCACAATGTCCAAATCCAATTTCTAATATTTTCATACCAGGTTGAATGTTGCATTTTTTACAGATGTAGTCAAACTTTTGATTGTCACTCTTATATTTAATTTGCGTATCGTGTTTTTCACCCTTTAAGTCAGTAAACGTAGTAGACGGATGTTTTAATGTTTCATAATAGGTTTTCTGCCCCCAATCACGAACTCTTTTTAAATTCTCCTGGCTGTAATCCGTCATATCAATCCCAAGTAAACCATCATAGTTTGCCTCAGAATAATTCGTCAAGAGAGGATATCTATTCACATAATTATGAACATCATTGAACAAATAAGTAGTGGCGATGTATTTTTCAAAATAATAACAGGTATATCGTAAGTATTCTATAACAAATTCTAAAAGAATGGGTACCCATATGTATTGAATCCCGTAGACGATAGGGATTATAATACTTACGTTACGAATTAATGCTCTAAATGAAAAAATTTTCGTATTTGTAAATCCATAGGTAAGGATGACTTGTAAGAGTAGAACAAAGGCGATAGCGATACCAAAAACAGTTAGTTTTTTTTCATATGGATTTTTTTTCATATATGAATATACAAATGAATAACTATTTATCCATATTAAGTTTTAAATTTGAAGTAGAATATATTCAAGAGTGACGGGAAAATCCAATTTATCTTTTTGAGGCTGGGGTTCAAATTCCCATGCAAAAGGAACCATGGGTAAATATTTACTGGGCTGATAACAGCCATAGGAATGCATCAAATAAGGTCCTGCAATTGTTTGTAGTAATGTCTTGAAAAAACTTGGAGTATCTACAACATCGTGACATTTACCAGAGCTGCATCTCAAGAATGAAAAATGTAAAAGCATCGCAATATAATAATCAAGGGTTCGGTCTTCTTGGTACATGACCTTAAATCCCGCCTTTTTTGCAAATTTTGTAAATCCATTTTTTCCAATTGGATACCCACCATCATTTCCAGCCCATAATATATAACCTTTCAAACGTTCAGGCAAAGAAAATTTAAAAAATTCATTTTGGTGACAGCAAGTTATAAAAAATTTACCACCTGGATTCAAAACTTTTTTGATAATATTGCAATAATCCTTGTATTTTTCACCTGATTCGCCAAACAAACGGAAATATTCAAGGTTTCCACATTGTAACACCAAATCAAATGTTCCAATTTCATCCGTTATTTTCCATCCATCTAAACAATGGGCTTCAAATCCGAGTTCTTTTGCATATTTGACTTGTTCACTCGCAATATTTACACCTACAGGACTTATCCCATAAGTTTTCCGAATATATTTCAAGAAATCACAATCTCCAAATCCAATCTCTAGTATTTTCATACCCGGTTTAATCTCACATTTTTTACAAATATAATCAAACTTTTGATTTTCAGCCTTGTATTTTATACTGATATCTTGTTTCTTACCTTCGTTATCCGTAAAATAAGGGGATGGATTGTTCAATGCTTCATAATAGGTTTTTTGTCCCCAATCACGTATCCTTTTTAAATTTTCTTGACTAAGGTCAGTCATGTCAAAACCAAGTAATCCATCATGAATACCTTCGGAATAATTACTCAGCAGAGGATACTGTTTACTCAAAACTCTAAGATTGTCGTTATACAAATAGGTAGTTGCAATATATTTATCCAAATAATAACCTTTGTATTTTACGGATTCTATGATAATTTCCAATAGGATTGGAATCCATATGTATTGAACACCATAGAGGATGGGAATCAAAATACTTAAATTACGAATCAAGGCTCTAACCGAAAAAATTTGTGTATACGTAAAACCATAGGTCACGATAAGTTGCACTATCAACACAATAAATATACCTATAATGATACTATTGTAAGGTTTTACAATGTTATAGTTTCCGGTCTTCATTCTTATAAATACATATAATAGTTGTCTAATTTTACTGCATTAAATGAACCCTTCAATCATACCATAGAATTAGGTTTTATGGAATGAAAAAATTGATAGCAATATACATCCAAGTGGATTCATTAAAACATGATATCTGAAAAGGAGTATTTAATTGTTATCTTACCCCTGTTTTTAGTGATGGTGTTGGTACTTTACTTCTATCCGAACTATATCCTATCCTCCCATCAGAGGCTTCGTGCAATCATTCCGACGGATACGGAATGGGGAAAACATCCATGTAGAGAGGTCTATATACAATCTAATTCCATAGAAACACCCGATTCATCGGATAACTTTTTGAGTAAAAAATGACGCCATGTTGCAGATTTATCCATATGATTCTGTGGAATGTATTTTTTATGCTCGGACAATTCCGACTGTCCGCAAAATAGAGGATGACTGCAGTTCAGATAATAAACCAAGAGTGAAAGAAACTTCATCTACTCTAGTTGTGGGGTTGTCTTTATTTTAGTTTACTGCATTGATGATTAGATAGTTATCTTTTACTGATATTTCACTTGTCTCCACCTTTGGATGTTTTGTTCGTTGATGATTTGACAGTTGTTTTTTATTATCACATCCATATCCGCAGTAACAATACATTTTATCATTTATAAGATACTAGAAAAAAAGGTTAGAAATTTTATAAGGAGTATAGTGGAACTAGTTTAAGAATACAGGGATAGATAGGTTCGAAAGTCCACCGAATACTGCTTGGAAAAGCGCATCAACCGACAAGGCTCAAACACATAGGCTCCGAGTTCGTCTTTAAAAGCTTCGTTCTTTTCGCGCATCTGCACATGATCCAGACGAAACAAGAGATGACTCCCATTACGATTGGCGGACAAGAAGCTCCAATCTATCTTCTCGGGGTATTGTTCAAGTAAATGAATGGCTCCGGCATTAAGAGACAAACGGACCCAATCAATATGTTCTGGATATTTTTCCAGAAGAGGAACCGCGACCGTACGTTTAGACAACTCACTCCAGCATTCGGCGTTAAGTTTGTCTATGTGTTTTTCCAGGAAGGACATATCGTTGATATAGATACATAAATAGTGCCATATCACATGATGCAAGTTTTTTTCAAAGAGAGGCACTAGGGCTGGATTCCTACATGCGTTATTCCAATGTATGTTGCCAGGGTATTTTTCAAAGAGAGGCAATGCGATTGGATTTATACTTAACTTATACCAACAGATGTTTTGGTCGAAAGCGGGTACACGTAAATTGTATGAGAATATTTCGGAAATGCGTGATTCCAAGAGAGGTATGACTCTTGGATTCTTATTCTCACACAATCTATCCCAATGTATCTTGTCTTGGTTTTGGAACAAGAGGTCCATGGCGGCAGAGTTACATGATAACCCCCTCCAATCAATCTTGTCTGGATGTTGTTCAATCAGTGAAATGGCGTCTGGCATTTCACACAAATAATACCAATTTATTTTATCCAAATGTTCCTTCAAGAAGGGTATCGCTTCTGGAGTTCGATACAAGACATTCCAATTGATTTTATCTTGTGCATGGACCCAGTGTTTTTTCAAGAAAGGATATATATTGGGATTGTGAAGGATCCATGACCAATCAATCTTGTCCATGTTTTGTTCCAACAAAGGAATCGCATTTGGGTTTCTTGAGAGTTCTTCCCAATCAAGTTTATCCAAATGTGATTCTAAGTAAATCACCTCTGCGTGAATTGACACTTCGACCCATTCGGTCTCTGGGTGCGGAATAAAGATGGGCTTCATGTTTACGGATTATAATGAATACATTTTTATATTCCTATTCAATTTTATATAAAACTTTTAATATAAAATATAATGTCCAAAAGTGTAAATCATTTTTATTTACACCTTTTCTCATTTAAAACGCCCATTTTTATATAATCAAAACTATATAAAATAAATTACAAGAATTATATATGATTTGTTTTTTTTGTGGAGCAAAAATATTAAATTCTGAAATTTATAAAAAACAAAAAATGGCTCATAAATCACAATGTTCAAGATTTATATATTTGTTACATTGTAATAAATGTAACAAAAAATTTGATTATAAATATTTACAAAAACACA